CATGTATCCTATTAGACTTAAAGCTATCACTGATTCAAATGTGTGGTCTTGAATCCAGTGTTTGAATGGCCACCATAAGTATGAATTAGTTGTAAACATATTTCTAAATAACATATATGTCACGAAAAACATACTATAGTTCCATGTGTATTTAATATAAGGTACTATATTATTTAAATGCTTCATTTTTCCTCCACATTTAGGGTTAAAAGTTACCGTCTGCAACTTGCATACATTGCAAATTAAGACCATTTCTCCACATATCAACTACTTGATTCCTATCATCAAATACATATTTAACATCATAGCGAGGTGCTACTTCTTTGTTATATATATCATATTTAACGTAACAATCTTTTCGATAATCACCTTTTCCACGCAGTATAAGCTCCCAACCTTTAATTGGTGCAGGTGCATCTTGTCTATCAAAGACATATTTATTGATCCACCATTTTGTTAGGTCATAAGCATCATTGTGCTTACTGCGTTTACTTGAAAAGCTGACATTCTCTCTTGCTGACAGAAAAACAATATAACATTCTAATTGTTTAGCTGTATTTAACAACAAGTCTATAACAGGTTGATTAGGTTTATCTTCATCAGCCTTGATATATTCAAAAGGACTTCTATTTTTAAAATTCATTAAAGCTATAGTCCCATCCACGTCACATATTATTGCTCGCTTCATATTTACTCCTCCAAATTAATATTCAATTGGTTCAATATCTTCTAAATCTTCAGGTTCATCATTAACCCCAAATTTAGCTTCCCAATATTCTTCTTGGGTTTTGTAACCATAATATTCCCAAACAGGAATACCTAGTTCTTTTACTACATTAAAATCTTTTAATTCTGGTATACTATTTATTTCATAACCTAATAAATTACCATGTTTATCAAGCCATTCTTGTGCATGAGATTTAATTTTTCCCATTGATTTATCCTCCAAGTTAATTTAGTGGAGACGGTGAGAATCGAACTCACGTCATGTCCAATGTCCTGAGACACTACACATCGAAACCTTTCGTCCCCCATTCTATCATTTAAGACAGAAAAAAACAATTAATAACAATATATTAATTATCAAAACAACCTTGATAAAAAATAAACTCTTATTAATCCCTACTAAAGCAGCACGTGTCTGCCGTAAAACCTTGACTTTTGAGTCCATAGGTCCTCCTTTCCTAAGTTATTATTTATTTAGGAAATTATTCAATAGGTTGAGACTAAGCCTATCAATTGAGTGTCTTTGGAGATATTATCTGTTTTAGCAGTTCCCCTCTTTGTCCACTCGTATTTGCATACAAGTATCACTCAAAGCTCAGCAGTTTAAGACCGCCACTCTTGTCGGTTTGGTTATCTCAACAGGTACTAAGTTCTTAGGAAGATAGCGAGTCCTCAAAAGATCTGTTCACCATTAAATACACGCCCTTGTGAGGCTAATGTACACTCTATTCACCGTAGTGTAGAGTATTAGAGCTCTTTGCTCCAAACCGTGCTATGAATTTTACTTTTACGTTATCATTTTATCTTTTGGTTATTATGATTAAGTGGAAACGAGGAATTGTTGCTTTGAGACCATAACATTGCTGCTTACTTGTCTTTTGAACTAGTAAATACAACACTCAATAGCTACATAATATGGCTGGTGACCATAAATACATGTTGTTTCAGGCATTCTAACTCTGTCTTAAGTTTCCCTAAGAACAGCAACCTTCACAATGGAGAACAGCCTACCTACCACAGGTTAGCTTAAACTCCTTACTCTTTTTATCTATAAAGTGTCACCACTCGCAATCCAATTTCCCACATTGGATATTACCCACCTAAGCCTCTCAGCTGTCGCCCATGAGACGAAGACAGGTAACGATAGAGCTTGCATTCTAAGACCATTACTGGCGCTACTAGGACTGTTATTCCATAATCCTTTCACTTTGGGTGTATTACTACACTTATCCTTTTGACCGAAGTCACAGACACAATGCTGCCTGATTACCGAAGTAATTCTTTATCAACAAGGGATGGAACACACTACATACACCTCAAGTTATCAACTTGATTAGCGATGATTAGTCTTAAGAGTGTGAACTCATATGCTTGTTGAAATTTGTTGCGGGAGACAGATTCGAACTGCCAACCTATTGGTTATGAGCCAATCGAGGTACCAACTCCTCCATCCCGCATTAAATCAAGTGGACGCTGCATGGATCCCAGGTACGGCCTGTTTCTCCTTTGCTACCTTAGCAGTGAGTAGTTACCTCAACATACTAGCCTCTATTTTGCATAGCCCGAGGTGGCTTGTCCACAGGTAGATAGAGATTAGTCCGAAGCTTCGCAAAATGGATAATAAAACAATTATTCGTTGCAACCCCTTCACGAGGTATGACTAATGCCCTAAAAACACACACAAATACCACATGATTGCTACTGAATCACATGGTATATGTCTGGTATAAGTCCATACTATACTGTACCGAAGAAATACTCAAAGGCTAGCTCGTAAGCTTTACCGTAAGTATCTGCTTCAGCAATAGGTATACCATGGGTATTGCCATTGGAATCACAAAACATCCAATGTAATTCAGATAGTCCAAGATATGACATATCTCTTCCTCCTATTTAAATTATAAGGACTTCACTATATCATATGTTAATAGCTCCTTCTATATATTAGATAGAGTAGTAACATACAAAAAAGGGAGATTGGTAGTTAAGGATAAGGCTCTCCCAAGCCTCAAACTAATACCTAATACGTGCCAATAGTATTAAGGATTAGTAGTACCAACAGTCGCACCACTTGCTTGTAATTGCGTGATAAGCTTATTAGCCTCTTGCAATTTAGCTTGTGTTTCAAGAGCCAATGCTTTCAGGTCATCTTTACGATCTATCACAGGTGCAGCAGTAAGACCCAAAGCTAAGTTTATCTTATCCTCTGCAGGTAGATAAGCTACGGCTTGTTGAGCTTCCAGCTGAATTGCGTCGTATAATGCACCAGTCAACACTTGACCTTTGTTCACAGTGATACTCATGTTATTGTAGTTCTTATTTCTTACGAAGTTAAGACCCTCCTATATTATGAGATTAAAATAAACAAACAAAAACAACTAAAAAAATCAAATCAAAAATAACTAAAAAGCGATAGCAAATAATCCCCGTAAGGGGTGGTCATATATAAATAAGAGCGTATAACAAAATCCTTGTATTTTTGAAAGTTTTACAATAAATTAAAAACCTATTATGGCTAAGAAACACACAGAAATGAAGCTTACTTTTAGAGTAGTATTTAAGGATTCTATGACGGATCACGACATAACTCAGTTTATGAAGAATATTAATCTAGATCTTGATGAGTCTAAGGTTGAAAATGTAGAATTGGTTAAACTCTCTAAGTAATGCCTACTATACAAGTAACATGTCTGGGTTGTGGTAGTCGTACTTATGCAGTTAATTGTAAATATAGATGTCAGTTATGTGGCTTTGAAGGTGGATGAGCTGATGTAACGAGCCAGGATGGCCCTAAAAAGGAGAGAGAATATGACAAAGAGAAAGAAACCTACAAACAGAGAGTTAGTCGAAGAGATAAACTACCTAGGTCAAAGGTTGATAAGGACAGAGCAAATACTCCAGAATTATGTGAAAGCATTTGATTTATATGTAGCTATGAAAAAGGATGAAAAGAAGTTCAAAACTTTCATTGATACTACTATAAAAAAGGCTGAAAAAGAGCAAAAAAAGAGTGCCTCAGTTTAGGATTGACTCCCCAGTCCGAATTTTGCAAAACAAATAATTTGCAAAATCGGTGTAAGTAACTTATATTAAGGAACTTACAAGGATTAAAAAAAGTCTTGTTATTTAAAAAAAAAGTAAGTAAACTAGTGCACTAAATAGTATTTAAAAGGAGGTGTTTATGGCTATCAAAACTTATACTTTAGAAATTGTGTATGATGATAAAGATGAAACAATAGAGTATGTAAAAGAGTACATAAGCGGGACAGAGCCTCCAGTTTTTCTACCAATGCCTAAAGAATTAGAGATTGATGAGGATTATTGGAAACAGAATTACAGTGGTGAGGTAGGCGAGGCCTAATTATCAATTGCTGACGCAATTGTCTTACTCGCTACGCTCGCGCAAATTAGAGGAGAGATATGGCAAGTTTAGATGGATGGAGTCTAAATGAGAAGCTTAAGATATTAGAGGCTAAACTCAAAAGACATGAAAACATTATAGGAGCCTTGGCTAGCAAACTTTTTCATTTAGAAGATAAGGTTAAAGGTAAGTCTCCTTCTAAAAAGAAGGCGGTTAAAAAGAAAAATGTCAAAAGTACCAGTTAAAACTGCAGCTATTACTAAAGGTAAGCAACATATCTGACCTCATGAAGGTACGCCACATCCAGTTGGGAAGAGGCATAAAGGGGTTAAAGGACAGGATCATTGGAAATCTACTGAGTATGTTATAGCTGATAACAAATATGTAGAGGGAAAATAAACAGGAGAGATTTTTGTGCGTGTTTATAAGGTAAATGGCATAAAGCACAAGGTTTTTGAAGATTTAGAGGAAGTTCCATCTGATTATAGTATTATAGATTGGAAGAAAGCAGATGTAGGCGATTGGGTTAAAGCAGATGATGGATGTTATATTCAAATTCTAAGAAGAGGTAAGATGCTTAAACCTAAGGGAAAGGAAAGAGTTGTCTATTATGTAGGCACTTGTACAGGTACTTTTATAGCTAATAAAACATCTAAGATGGATACTTCTAGAAGGGAAAATATATATTCTTTCTCAGGTTTTAAGGATAAAGAGCCTAGAAGATTGACTAAGAAGGAAGGTTTATTTGTTTATTATTTAACCAAAGAAAAACTTAGTCCAGAGAAAGCATATTTAAAAGCTTTTCCTACCAATAATGGTAGGTATGCACAAGAGAAGGCTTTAGAATTAGTTAAAACAGAGAGGGTATTAACACAAGTGAAAGAAGAGTTAAAACCAGTTTTAGAAGAATTAGGTATTTCTGAAGAATACATCTTAAAAGGTATAAAGAATACTGCAGAATTAGCGGAGAAAGAAGATGTAAAGTTGAGAGCTTTATTTAAACTATCTGATATTATGGACTTAGAAGACAAAGCTTCAACGAAAGTGACTCAATTAACAGGCGTATCTTTTGGTGGTTTTGATGAAAAAATGCTAGAAGTTGCCGAAAGACCTAAGGAATTAAATAATGGCAAAAAAGAATCTTAGCCCTTTCGATCTGGTAAAGCAGGCGGGCGAACAAAAGAATAAAGACTTATTCGCTCCAAGCTCCAATATGGCTAGGAAAATACAGCCTGTAAGTCAAAGAAAATTAAATGCACCTTCTGGAAATGTTTCTGGAAGTGTCGCAACAAATAAACCCAATTTAAAAGGAAGTGTTCAAGCTGGAGTTAACAATGAAAACGCTCCAATGTTATCCCCTGTGCAGCAAGCAGGTGCATATGGGCAAGCAGACCCAGGACATACTGCATGGGAAACTGGAACATCAACAACATCTCCAAATGAAGGACCTTGTTATGGTGTGAATATATTAGGACAGCAGTTTGAAGTTTCTTGTGACGCATCTAATTGTGTATTTGGCCCATGTGGATCTACAACTACAACTACCCCAGGAACAGGTGATTTTTATACAGGACCTGGAACGTCAACAAGTGATGATGATACTGGTGGTGATGACGGCGGTGATGATTGTCAGCCAGAGTATAATATATTAGGACAATGTATTGCATGTTGTGATGGAGTAGGAGGGGGTGGAGACGATGGTGGTGGATATGACAATGATACAGGTTTGTGTGTAATGATATGTTCAGACGGATGTCAACAAGAAGTTCCTTGTGGAGACATGTCTTCAGGAACCTACTTTACTGGAGCAGAGTGTTGCGATGGTAGTGGAGGGTTTGATGAAGGAGATGATTGCGAACCATCATATAATATTTTAGGACAATGTATATCTTGCTGTGACGGCGGAAGCTCTGGTGATGATTCTGGCGATGATTCTGGTTATGATGGGTCAAGTTATGTTGTTTGTCCTGATGGAACTTTTGCTCCAGGAATGGAATATTGTGATGACCCAGAAGGAGAAGGATGTCAACCATCATATAATCTTTTAGGTCAGTGTATCGCGTGTTGTGATGGATGGCAAGATCCAGATGATGATGACTCAGGCGATGATGATTCAGGAAACGAAGGTGGTGATGCAGGACCATGTATATATATATGTTCTGATGGATGCTCTTATCAAGCTGATTGTAATGGAAATGCTGCGGGCAATTACTTTACTGGACAAGATTGTTGTGAGAGCGGAGAGCCAGATGAGGAAGATGAATGTACACCTAATTACAATATATTAGGACAGTGTGTGTCTTGTTGCGATTAATATTTAGGGGAGAGATATGAGCGATATAGAGAATTATGACTGGTTAGGTTTATTAAAATCTACCGTAGATGTTGCCAAAAATGGCACTATTGATGATGTATCTGCACAAGCAAGATTTGATATTTGTAAAGATTGTCCTTTTTTAAAGGATAGTAATAAATGTAGGAAGTGCGGATGTTTTATGAATATTAAAGTTAAAGTTAAAGGGGCTACATGCCCTATAGGTAAATGGTAAGGAGCTAATATGCCAGACGGAGAAGGAACATATGGTAATCAAGTAGGACGACCTACCGAAGAGGAAAAGGAAGGTAATGCTGTTAATGTTTTTATGGATCAAGCTACAGCAGAAGAATCAGTTAATTTAGCTGAGAATCAAAACCTTTCTGAACAGGAAGTAAAGGAAGCACAAGCAGGTTTAAATTTACTTGCAACTATTTTTCCAAAAGATCAAGCAGAACAATTGAAAATTGATGGAGTATTTGGACCTAAAACTTATAATAGATTTAAAAAGTTTTATGTTTCATTACCTAAAAGCACTCAATCTAAGTTGCCTGCTAAGGATAATCCTTTGCTTAATGTTGATGGCAAAGTCGTTTAATATAAATAAGCATAACGTATCAAAAGCTGAACAAAATCTTGAACTAGCTAAAAAAGATATGATTGCTTTTGGAAAGTTGTTCTTACCTGATGATTTTATGAGGTCAGAAACACCTTTCTTCCATTACCAAGTAGCAGATGTTATATCTGATTTAAGTAAAAAACAAGCTGCTATTATCTTACCTAGAGGACATGGTAAGACTGTTTTAACGAAATGTAATATTTTACAGGACTTTTGCTTTAGCAAAGATCCTTTGTTTTATGGTTGGGTTGCTGCAAGTAGTAAAATATCAGTTCCTAACTTAGATTATGTTAAGTATCATATAGAATTTAATGAAAGAATTTTATATTACTTTGGTGAACAAAAAGGAAAGAAGTGGACAGAAGATGATATCGAGTTTAAAAACGGCTCTAAGCTTATCAGCAAGTCAAACTTATCAGGTATTAGAGGAGGAGCTAAGCTTCATAAAAGATATGACCTTATCGTCTTGGACGACTTTGAAGATGAAAATAATACCATTACGGCTGAGTCTCGTTCTAAAATCTCTAACCTTGTTACAGCTGTTGTCTTTCCTGCTCTTGAGCCTGGTACAGGGAGGCTTCGTATTAATGGCACTCCCGTTCACTATGATTCATTTATTAATAACATCCTTGTTGCGCACGACAAAGCAAAAAGTGCAGGAGAAGATTTTAGCTGGGAAGTAATTACACATAAGGCTATACAGCCTGATGGAACTCCTTTGTGGCCAGATTGGTTTGGCAAAAAGGAAATGGATAGAAAGAAAAAGTTTTACACAGATTCTGGGCAACCTCAAAAGTTTTACCAAGAATATATGATGGAAGTCCAGTCTGCAGATGACTCTATATTTACTAGAGCTCATATAAAATACTGGGAGGGAGAATATAGATATGATGAAGAGACTGGTATCTCGTATATCGATGATAAAGAAAAGGGTTATACTCCAATCAATGTATTCGCTGGGGTTGATCCTGCTACTGATAGTGTTCGCAGGGACAGTGATTTTAGTGTACTTATGGTTGTTGGTGTCGATCCTAACAATAATGTTTACGTTTTACATTATACACGCATTAGGTCACTTCCTGTCTTGGGCATACCTGGAGAGGCCAAGAAAGGTATTGTTGACCATATGTTCGAGCTTAACAAAACATATCACCCGAATTTATTCGTGGTTGAGGACACAACTATGTCAAAGCCTATTTTTCAATCGCTCAATGCAGAAATGCGTAGGCGTAATGACTTTGGAGTTAAGTATGTTGCTGAAAAACCTGGGACAAGGATGTCAAAACGTGATAGGATACAAGAAATTTTGGCGCAAAGATTTGCGATAAAGTCAATGCACATTAAAAAGGATATGTATGATTTACAGCACGAGATTATTACTTTTGGCCCACGAATGGGTCACGATGATACCATTGATGCTCTCGCTTATGCGTGTAAGTATGCACATCCTTCAAAGATTGTAAAAGAAAATAAATCAGGTGACTGGTATAAACATAAACCTAGAGCTAAAAACTGGGTTGTAGCGTAGGAGAGATTATGGCAAGATTTGGAAAAAGATCTAAGGAAAGATTAGCAACATGTCACAAAGACTTACAGAAAGTATTTAATGAAGTGATTAAAACAGTCGATTGTTCTGTTATAGAAGGACATCGAAGTGGAGAAAGACAAAACAAGCTCTATGAAGAAGGAAAGACTAAAGTACGTTACCCAGATGGTAGGCATAATGCTAAGCCTAGTAACGCTGTTGATGTCTGTCCTTACCCTATTGACTGGGATGATAGAGAACGTTTCCACCTTTTTGCTGGGTATGTCCTTGGGGTGGCTCGTGGGATGGGTATTACTCTTCGTTGGGGAGGAGACTGGAATATGAATTTTGAGGTAGATGATAATAAGTTTGATGATTTCCCTCATTTTGAACTAAGGAAATAATTATGATATTTGATATGTTTAGAGACCAAAATATAATGGCTGAGGACGGAACTATTGATAAAGCTGTTGAGATAGCTACTGATGCTGCAAATAATAAAAAAGATACCTATCATGGAACAGGTAAGAGAAATGCAGATTACGATAATGTTTGCTTAAAATGTGTTAGGAATATATTTGGAGAAGCAAATATTCCTTTTCCTTCAACTAATTCTGTTGTAACTTTTATGGATGCAATGGCAGGAGTTCCTGTTGATTTGTTTGATAATCCTAAAGATGCTAATGGAAAAAGGATGAGAGTTCCTTATGTTGGTAGAAAAAATTGGACTACTTTAGATATAGCATCAGGATTGAAGCCTGGAGATGTTATGGTAGTAAAAAATAATACAGGTGGTTTTCATGCTACGATGATAACAAATATATCTGGAGGTCCTGATGATCAAGGTTTTTTTCAAGGATTTTATACAGGAGTAGATGTTGTGCATGATAGAGGTAATATATGGCCTGTTCAATCCTCTCATTATGAATGGCAAACACTAGTAGAGGGTCAAGGTGGAGATTTTGGAGAAAATAGAAAATTTGTTAAAGCATATAGGTATACTCCTCCTGTTTATAATGCTGGACAAGAATTAGAAAAAAGGATGTTAAACGAATGAGAACATTAGCGGATCTAGAAAAAAATCAGAAAAAATATAAAGCTATAAGTAAATCTAGAGCCTCAGCTCCACCAAATCCTTTGCCAGCTAATTTAAGTCAATTAGATACTCCCGAGATGATTGATATGTTTAAATTGATGTCTGTTATGAATACAGGAAGTACTACATCATGGACTCAAATAAGAGATTTGTTTATTAAGAAAAAATTAAAAACCCCTGGACCAGAGAAAATAGGAGCTGTAAATGCTGCTTTAGTAGCAAAAACTAAGGCTTTGAATTTATCTCAAGAAGATATAATAATGAATGATATGAACTTGGACACTAATAGTGTGATAGATCAGATTAATGCTGGTACTGTTGACTTAGATAGTGGTGCAGAAGAATTAGAGAAGATGAAAATGATCGAAGGCGATATGCCTGGTCAAGGAAAACATAAACAAGGTAATTGGGGAGGCGGGAATGTCTAAAAAGAAAGCGGAGAGAATAAGACAATTATTCAATTCTGTCAATGGTAATACTAGAACAAGATGGGAGACCGTTAATCAAAAAGGTTTCGATTTTGCAAATGACAATCAATTGAGTAATGAAGAGAGAACAGCTTTAGAAGAACAGGGTATGCCAACATTTACTATTAATAGGATTTCTCCTGTTGTAGAAATGTTAAACTTTTATGCTACAGCTAATAATCCAAGATGGCAGGCTATTGCTACTGAAGGTAGTGATACTGATGTTGCTGGAGTTATTTCAGATTTAGCAGATTATATATGGTATACATCAGAAGGAAGCTCTTTATACTCTAATGCTATAAATGATGCTATAACTAAATCAATAGGGTATCTTCAAGTAGATATAGATCCTAATGCTGATCATGGTATGGGTGAGGTTATTATTAAACAACCAGAACCATTTGATGTATATGTAGATCCTAAATCTAGAGATATGCATTTTAAGGACGCAGCTTTTATTCTAGTTAGAAAATTAATACCTAGATCACATCTTATAGAATTGTTCCCAAGTTTTAAGAGTAAGGTTAAGAAAGCTTCAAGTGATGAGAATTATGAGTATAACTATTCTTCAAAAGATAGAGGTATAGACCAAGTTGATTATACTTATAAAGATATACAAGGTGAGGCTATTGACCCTTTATCTGGAGAGAATGATGATATATTAGAACTATTTGAATTATTTGAGAAGATTCAAGTAGAATATATGAATGTTTTTTATAAAATCCCTGTAGATGAAGAAAAATTAAAACAAATACAGCAACAAGTTCAGGTTAAATTGCAGGAAATGGCTGCAGAGCAACAGGTCTCTTTTAAAGAGAGAGCAGCTAAAATGCAGGAAGCAGTTCAAAAAGGTGAGATGATTCCTGAAAGAATGCAATTAGAAGTTGAGAAACTTCAGAAACAGCAAGCTCAAGAATTAGAACAGATGAAAGTTCAGATGCAAAGTCAGCTTCAAAGAGAACATGAAAAGACTGCTAATATTATTATATCTAAGAAAGAGTATGAAATTCTTATTAAAAATGAGGCAGACTTTATAAAAAATGTTTATCAAGCTGTGAGCTTTTTCCAACCTAGAATGAAACAAACTTGTGCTGTTGGAGATCAAGTATTATATGAGACTATACTTCCAGAAAAAATTACAGAGTATCCTATAATCCCAATACATTTTAAATGGGTAGGGACTCCATATCCTATGAGTGCTATTTCTCCATTGGTTGGGAAACAGCAAGAAGTTAATAAAGCTCATCAATTATTAGTTCATAATGCTTCTTTAGGAAGTTCTTTAAGGTGGATGTTTGAAGAAGGTTCTGTTGATACTGATTATTGGGAAAGATACTCAAGTTCTCCAGGAGCTTTACTGCCTGTAAGACCAGGAGCAGCTCCTCCAACACCTGTTCAACCAGCTCCTTTATCAAATGCTTTCTATCAGATAGTTCAAGAATCTAAAGGAGATATGGAATATTTAGCAGGTATATATGCTTCTATGATGGGAGACCAAGGTGGTCAACATGAAACATATAGAGGTATGTTAGCTATAGATGAGTATGGAACAAGAAGAATTAAACAATGGTTAAAGAATAGTATAGAGCCTTCATTGAAGCAAGTAGGTAAGGTTGTCATGCAATATGCTCAATCTGTTTATACAGCTCATAAGGTATTTAGAATAGTTCAACCTAGTGCTCTACAAGAAAGTAGGGAAATAGAAATGAATATACCTTTATATAATGATAAGGGTGCTGCTATTGGAAAATCATTAGATGTTACTACTGCTAAATTTGATATAAGAATAATTGCAGGTTCTACTATGCCTATTAATAGATGGGCTTATTTAGATGAATTAAAACAAATGTTGCAATTAGGAGTTATAGATGATATAGCTTTATTAGCAGAAACAGATTTAAAAGATAAAGAAGCAATTGCTAAGAGAAAGAGTTTATATTCTCAATTATCTTCGCAAGTTAAAGGAGCTCAGGGTACTATTAAGGACCAAAAAGGAACCATTGAGACTCTAGAACGTCAAGTAGTTCAAGCCAACATTAAGATGAAAGTAATGATGGCTGAAATGGAAGTTATCAAGAAGAAAGAAGAAGCTAAAGGTAAAATTCAAAGAGCTACAGACCAAGTACAAGATAGTAGTAAGCTAGAGAAACAAAGATTAGCTGCTACTACTGATATTATCTTAGGAAAACTTGACTCTTCAGTAACTCAAGCAGAGAAACAATTAGGTAGATCTGTTGGCGATGCTGACAAGAGAATGCAACAAGCAGCTGAGGAAGAAGGTAAAAAACAAGCCGAAGCAAAAGAAAATGTTGCACAAGAGAAAAAAAACAACTAAATTATAAACATTTATAAAGGAGAGATAAATGGAACAAAATGATCAAAGTAACCCAGATACATTACCTTCTGATAACAAGGAAGCTAATAATAAAGTATTTGGCTCTTCGTCAGAGTTCTTTAGTGAGTTGGAACAAGATGTTAATGGAGCTATCGATGATAGTTTGATTGACGGATTGGGCCAAGAATCCCTAGAGACGGGAAATGACTCCCCTATACAGGAGCGACAGGTCCCTGCACAGCAGGCAACACCTAGTGCACCTGAGGGCAATAGTAACTCGAATATCGATTGGGAAAAACGATACAAAGATTCAAGTAGGGAAGCACAAAAACTCTCGGCCAGAGTTAGCAAGCTTAAACCTTTTGAACCTTTGATGGATGTCATGCGTAAAGATTCAGGTCTAATTACGCACATTAAGGACTACTTACAAAGTGGTGGCAAACCAGCAAAATCTGTTAAGGAAGAATTAGGGCTTGATGAGCATTTTCATTATGACCCTAACGAGGCTTTAGATAATCCTGAATCTGATTCAGCGAAAGTCTTTGAAGCACACGTTGACAAAGCTGTTAAAAGTAAAGTTGATGGAGCTTTAAAAACAGAAAGAGCTAAAGTTGCACAAGGGCAAGCAAGGAATAGACTTGTTCATGAAGCTAATGCTTTTAGAAAAAAACATAATATCGATAATGATACTATGAAACAAGTTCTTCAAAAGGCAGGTACTAACAAATTAAGTTTTGAAGATGCCTATCTTTTAGTTAATAAGAGCGGAGTTCAAAGAAATATCGAGAATAGTGTTAGACAAGATGTTGCCCAGCAAATGAAAAATGTAAGGAATATTCCCCAAAGTGCTAGTCAGACGAACAGTGCGCATGCAGAAAAAAGTCCTACTGATAGTGTGTTTGATTCACTATTAAGTTCGGACGATAATGTAGATAATCTGTTCGGATAGCCTTATCAAATCAGGCTCCCGAATGTAACTCGTAACAAAGGAGGACATTAAAATGTCTGATTTATTCAAAACTGGTGATCTTTCGCCAGGATCGAGTACTGGGATTACTACCCCTGGCTTACCTTCGGGTGGTCAAGGAAATCCCGATACTGGTGATCTGAGACGAAAGTATAACTTCGGTGATCGTGTTTCTGAGTTATCAATTGCTCAAGACCCTTTTTTTAGGTTCTTAAGTAAGGTTTCTAAAAAACCTACTGATGACCCTCAGTTCAAGTTTACCGAAAAAAGGCATTCTTTTCATAAAAGATATGCTTATGTAACTGCACACGCTGCTACTACTGCTGTAGGATCAGTAACTGCTACAGTTACAGCATCTGACATAGCTCTTGGTAATGAATATTGTTTTAAAATGGAAGCGGACTATAAAAATAGTGGTAATATCGTTTCTGTTTATGGCAATACTGCTAACCAAATCAATGTTGGTGCTACTGGAACAAAGCCTAACTTTTTCTTAGTAGGGCAATTAGTTAAAATCAACTTTAATTCAAGTTTACCTACAGTAAGTTCTTATGCTGCTAATGACTATATAGTTGTTAAGGTATTAGAACATTCTGATTCAGGTGAAGCTGTTATTTTAAAAACTAAAGTTGTTAAAGCACTAAATGCTGATGCTAATAACAAGCTTTGTTCAATGAAAGCTACAACTACTGCAATGACAGGTTCAAGTGCTGCTGATTTAACAGATCAGTCTATGGCTGCTTTAGAACCTAAAAAATGTTATGTTGTAGGTACTGCTCATGAAGAAGGTTCTGGTTATCCTGAAACATGGAAAGACCAACCTTACTCTACAAGCTACGGACAAACTCAAATCTGGAAGACTGCAATGGCAATGACTAACACTGCTAGAGCAACTGCTTTAAGATATGATAAAAATGAGTGGGCTCGTGTTTGGAAAGAAAAGTTGATTGAGCATAAATGGGATATGGAGCAATCGCTTCTATTCGGATCACAACAATCGTTAGATGGTACAAATTACACTGAAGGTGCAGTTAACTGGATCTTAGGAAAAGGTAATATCTTTAGTGGGTTTGATATCGCATCATATACAGCTGACGACTTCTTAGAAGATATGTCTGCTTATATGGACCCAAGATATGGTGGAAGTGCAGCTACAGTATTTTTCTGCTCTACTTCTGTATTTAATTGGCTTCATAAATTAGGTGGATACTTCAAGAACAATCTTGAAATTTCTTCTAACTTCAGAGCTGATATGGCGATTACAGGTAAAAAGAAAGTATTTGGTGTTGATATCACTACAATCACAACTCCTTATGGAGATATGAATGTAGCCAGAAATATCCACTTAGATGGTACTGATATAGGTATACTTGCTATTAATATGAAGTATGCTTCTTACAGACCTCTAGTAGGTAATGGTCTCAATAGAGATACTTCAGTATATGTTGGCGTTCAAACTCTTGAAAACTCTGGTATTGATAGACGTGTGGACTTAATCTTAACAGAAGCTGGTATGGAATGGCAAATGCCTGAATGTCACGCTATCTGGAAATCATAGGAGGACTTGAAAATGGCAAACAATATACCATTATATGGTGCTAATAAAGCAGGTGGTGACCTTGGCGATCTTCAAGACTTTGTGGAAGGCTCTTTAAAAGTAGTAGAGTATAGAAAAAATCATGAAGCAGATGACTCTGCTGTGACTTTATACACTGCTGGTACTGAAGGACTTCACATGTTAGGTTACTCTTTATATGTTACTAACGTAAAGGGTTCTGCAGGAGATTTCCAAGCTAACGTAGAAGTAAACGGCGTTAACGGAACTTTGTCGGCTGCTGGTTCAGCTGGTGAAATTTTCGAAGGCGGCGGTGACGTGTTAAATACTGAAACTGTTAAATTAGAATTTTCTGGAACTGCTGGTGATTCTGCTGATGTAAGAGTAATCATCTGGGGTTCTGCTAATACTAACTTAACATAGGAGGTTAACATGGCTAGTAAGTACTGGATAGGCAATGAGCCATCGAGCAATGTAACTAGTGCGCAAGCTAAGAAAATTGCTGCTGACCCTGCAAGTGCTATTGTAGATATTACAGATAGTACTGGTGGTGTAGCAAGTGATACTATAGCTGATACTGCAGGTGCTGCTCCAACAACAGCTGAGTTTGAAAATGCTGTTGCTTCGATTAGTGCTAAGTTAAATAGTGCGTTAGCTGCGTTAAGAGCTCACGGCATCATAGCTGAGTAAATAAAATAAGGTGCGGGTGTCACTCAGGAAGACTTCTCTCCCCGCGTGGCACCTAATCCTTTCAACTTAAGGAAAAATGGCATATACATTTCAAGAAGAAGTAGAAGCTAGATTAGAAATATCACTAGGTGGAGTTGTAACTACAGCTGACGTTGATCAGTATTTACAGGACGGTATCTTAGAAATATATAATCTTCTTAAAAAAAGCGGAGCTATGGATGAGCTTCGTTTGTTTTTAGGTAGTACTGAAGATATTGTTTCTTATAAAATATCATCAGCTAGTTCTGCTACTCCATCAGTATTTGTAACAGTTGGGACTCATGGATGGTCGGTAGGAGATTTAATAAGTCTTCATGGATTGACAGCAAATTCTGAGTTAAATGACACTATTCAAAGAATTGGTACTGTTGTTCCTCCTTCTTCTCTTACTTTTGAGAATGTGTATCTTACTACTCCAGAAGCATCTAGTGGAACACTGGTTGAACTCCAGGCTAAGACAAACCTAGTAGCTAATCCTGTAAAATACTTACATGATAAGGTATATAACGCAGGTTATGTATTAGTAGAAAGAAGGCATACAGAAACTAAAAATACTTTCTATAAGGAAGGCATAAAAGAAGTATGGTATGCATGTAGAGAAGTTACTATAGATAATTTAAATAAAGTTTATGACCCAAGCTCTTCTCAAGTAGCGACTAATAGAAGTCCTGTTTTTTGGAGAACTGAAAATAATGGAGAAATAAATGTATATCCTGAGCCTTCAGTTTCAAATCCTGTAAGAGTATGGGGATTAAAACAATACAGAGATATAGCATTTGATGACGATGTATCATCCTATACTGATTTTCCTGATGCTTATTTTCCAGTATTAACTTATTATGTAATTGCGCAAGTTGCAAGACAATATATGTCTAAAGAAATAAATTCATTTTCTGCTTTAAATTGGTCAAGTTTAACACTAGTTACTAGATTAGCTGATGCTGCCCCATCAGTACCTTATGGTTTAGGTACGATAGTAGGAACACCTCCAACATTTACTAAGCCAGATGCTTATGATGGAATGGCCTCTCCTTATGCTCAAATAGATGTATTTTTAGGAGATGACGATTCGGAACTTTCTACTGCTGCTGCACAAAAACTTTCTGCTCAAATACAAAACTATGCTCAAGAAATTCAAAATGAATTAGGAAAATATACTAAAGAAGCTAAGGTATGGGAAACTACTGTTTCTCATCAATTCAAAGATGCAGATGGCGATTTACAAGCATTAATAGCAGAATTTCAAAATGAAGTTGCAAGATATCAAACTAATGTTCAAGCATATGCTCAAGAAGTACAAGAGCAAGCAGGGAAAGTGACTTCTTTAGTTCAAAAATTTAGTGGTTCTATTTCCGCATGGGGTGCAATAGCTACAACTTATGAACAAAAGTTTTTAGGACTTATAGCTCAAAGATCTCCTCAACAACAACCTAAAGAAGGAGTTAAAGATGCTGGTTAGAGAACTTATGGAGAGAACAAATATTTCAAATTTTGGAGTAGCTAGAATGTTTATTGAAGATGCTATGATAGACATGAGCATCAAACAAGCACCTTGGCAAAGAGAGCTTGATATAGGTATAATAAAAGATGTAAGGTTTTATGATATACCTGTTGATTGTATTAAAATTACAGATATATTAATTAAAAACCATATGAACTCTAAGGGAGAGTATAGATCTATTCCTAGATTATTAAATGAGCCTAAGAACAAAGATATTGCTAAAGGTGGCTATGAGGATTTAATTTCTGGAAGTGCTCCTCACAGCAATGAATCATCAGATTTAAATACAACTGTGAATACTATAAATGAAGCAGGGGAAACTTCTGGGAGTATTGATAATATAGGTAGCCAAGCAATGGAGTATGGTTATTATATGAAAGGTAATAGAATAGCTATTGTCGAAAAAGCTTTATATCAAGACCCTAATGCGGATGTCACTAATGATATTAATGCCTATCAAAGAAGTAATTATGATTGGAGAAGTCCTAGTGTAAATAATTTATCTGGGATAAAGATTAGATATGCTTATAAACCTGTTTACTATATGAATAGGACTGGTTCAGGACACGTATCAGATTCAAGTGGAAGAAATTATGCCGTTCAAGTATTTGATTTCATAAGTAAAGAAAGTGGCGCTTACAATATTTCTTCAACAGGTGGTTTTAACGAGGTAACTGAGTATCTAATTTATTGTGTAGATAGGATTAATAATTTATGGGAAGAGAGCTCACCAACATTTAGTGATTTTACCGTTGAGCCTAAGTTATCAAACTATGCAGCTGGAAAATGGATTTGGCTTGAAAATGTTGGTTTCTTTTCAGGCTTATGGGAGATTACTCGATGTGCAGGAGCTGATCATGCTGTAGATGTAGAACAAAAATCTTTACTAGGTATAAGGAGACCTATACAATGGGCTTCTGGACAATCTCCAGAAACTAATGGTCAAGGACTTCCTATTACATCAACTTTATTGAATCATAATATAGATGAATGGAGAAGACAAAGTTTAGTTATTACAAATATAAATACATTATATACAGATCAAGAAGATTTTAATTTACCTGTTAGCGATTTACAGTCTAGAGCTATTATATGTTTTATTAAAGCTCAAATGGCTTTAGAAGCTGGTAATATAGAAGTTAAAGAATATTTCGAGAAAGAGTATGAAACAAAACTCGCTCAACAAGAAACTGCTTATGTGACAGGACCGAGAATGATATCGGCTGGACCATTTGCATTAAAGTAAACTAAGGAGATAATATAATGGATTCACATTATAAACATATCTATGATCATAAAGGCATAAGGGAATATGAAGGTGATGAAACTGGTAATATCGTTCTTGGTCAAAGTGGGATAGATATATTAGATACACAAAACGATCTCGTAACTGCTGGTGAGCCTTCAGGTTCTACTAATCTAGTTTCGGGAGCGGATGTAGATCTAACAAAAGTAAAACAATGGTGTCAAATAACTTGTTTAGGTGCTACTGGTGGTACTGGTGCAGAGCTTACAATTCAATTAAAACAAGGCTCTAGGAAATATACAGATATAGCAATTGTACTTCCTCCTGGAACATCTATTTATGGCCCATTTCATTTGGTAAAGTTAACAAGTACAGTAACACATAATGTAGCCCTTTATTTAACAAGGGGATAGAAAAAAAGGAGAAAATGATGGGAAATGGACCCTCAATTAATGATTTAGTTGCACAGGCTTTCAAAGAATCTGGTGAAGGTTCTGCTGTACACGAATCAGAAGCAACAAAAGGCGCTGGAGTAAGTAGATCAGCTGGCGGCGATGATGGTGGTGGTAAAACTAAAAAAGGCCATAAAGTAAAGAAGGGACAGGTTGGAAATCAAGGAACTGTTTCAGCTATTACTGATAGGCGTAAAAAGAAGGAAAAAGCTTCAGAAGATGCAGCTGCCGCAGAAGCTAAAAGATTAGCTGAAATCGCAAGAGAAAAAGAGATAGCAGATCAAAAAGCTAAAGAAAAAGCTGAAGCTGAAAAAGCAGCAGAAAAAAAGAAAAATCCTGAGAAAGAAGCAGCACATGCTAAAGAAGCATCACATGCTAAAGAAGCAGCAGCACAAAAAGCAAAAGCAGAGGCGGCAGCAAAAGCAGCAGCAGCAGCAAAAGAAGCAGCGAAAAAGAAGAAGTAAGAGTGATGCTAGACTCGCTGAAAACAGCGTCAGTAGGCGTAACAGGAAGTTCTTTGTATTGGATAACTTGGGTGCCTCCATTAATTAGTTCAATGGCGGCATTTGCTACTTTGATATATATGCTAATTAAAATATGGAGAGAATTAAAGTATGGTAACAGTAAAGAGAGCGGTAGTAACCCCAGATAAACATTTTCCGCTAGCTGATAGAGCAGCAATTAATGTTTTATGTAAGGTTATAAAGTTAGTAAAGCCAACTATATATATTGACTTAGGAGATGTTGGAGAGTGGGAGGCTTTTTCTTCTCACAAATGGAAAAAGAAAACAGCTCCTCCATTAGAATATCTGATTAAAACTTTTGATCAGGATGTTAGGGATGTCAATCAAGGTATGGATATTATTGACGAAGCTCTAGATAAAGTAGGTTGCAAAGAGAAGTATATAACAGAAGGAAACCATGATAATTGGCTGAATATCGTGGTTGGACAACATCCTTACTTACCGCAATATTTATTTAAAGATGCGGTTAATCTCGAAGAAAGAGGATATGAATACTATCCTATGGGCAAATACTTAAGAGTAGGCAAACTTAACTTTTACCACGGTCATCACTATGGTGGACAATACCATGCTGCCAACCATTTAAGAAAACTTGGTGGTAATGTAATGTATGGTCATTGGCACGATATACAGCAACATTCAGCTACACATATAGATGGCCAAAAATCTGCTTGGAGTATAGGATGTTTAAAAGATATGTCTAATGAAAAAAATTCATGGTTAGGTGGTAGACCTATTAATTGGTCTCATGCTTTTGCTATAATTGATTTTTTTGACAATGGAATGTTTACAGTAGATGTAGTACAAATTATAAATGGAAAAGCCATAGTCTGGGGTGAATTAATAAATGGGAATTAGATATGGATTGGTTACAGGTTTTAGAACAGTATGGTGTACCTCTTGTTGTGGCAGTTGCTTTTTGGTTGTTTATACAGAAACAGAATAAGTTTATACAAGATGAGCTACAAAAAGAATTAAGAGAAAGTTTTGAAAGACTTGAGGGTATTGTTATATCCTTAATAAACCAACAAAAGAAAATGCAGATAGAGCAAAAAGGTATAAAAAGAAGTTTTGAAGCTTTAGTTGAGATTATAGCAGCTTTATCAGGAAATGGATTAAAACATAAATTTATGAGAACAATGGAAAAAAAGGAAGAGGAATGATACAAGGATTAGTATTAAAAGTGATTATAAAAGCTGTTATGAAAGCTATTGAAAAAGCTGATGATAAAAGAATAGCTAGTAGTCACGATAAAAGAATTAAAGCATTAGAAAAGTTAGCACATGGACCTAGAAATTTTGTAACATGTGATTGTTGTAAAAAGAAACTAAAGGAGAAAAAATAACATGAGCTTTATTAAAAACTTAATTAGTGAACATAAGGAAGAGATTATTAATAAAATATTTGATGATGAACTTCAAGAAAAGATTGTGACTAAATTAAATGAACATGTTGACATTCCTATTATATCTGAGAAAACAGAAGAAAAGATATTAAATGCTATCTATGATTCTATTGAAGATGTAGTTAAGAATGCTATGATAGAAAAATTATAGTGCCAAAAAAATCTTATATAATAAAAGATTTTAGTGGAGGATACAATTTATTCAAGCATACTAGTTCGTTAGAAGATAATGAGTCTCCCCTTATGATAAATGTTAGAGGAGATAAAAAGGGTAAATTGAGAGCTGCACACAGTATACTTGCAGCAGGATCTAGTTTATTTACAGATATATACATTAGTCCATCTCAAGGCTTATTTGCGAGTAGATTTGATTATGGTATAGAAGAAGAACTTCAATTCCAAGGGTTTAATGTTGTCACTCAAGTAACACTAACTCCTGGCGATTCTACTGCAATAGTAGGAGCGACTGCTGGGGTAGGTGTTGAATATGGAAATGGTGGTGCTAATTTCCAAAATCATGCTGTTCAATTTGATATTACAGCAGCTTCTTTTAAGCCTGCTAGATGGTATGTGTTTAGACTTGTTATAATTAATAAAAGTAGAGCAACTACTGTAGGTTGGCCAGGATGGTTAGAGGCTCATATAAATGATCAAAACCCTGTAGATGTTACTTCTCAAATGTTTCCAGCAGAATATAGAACAAAAGCTGCGGGAACTCAGAGTGGTATTGCTATAAGAAATAATGAAAGAAATGCTTCTCCTGTTGGTTTTTGTAATACTGTTACTTGTGATAGATACACTACAATAGTTAATTTTATGATTAAAACTCCAAATGCATTTACTGGAGGAGCAAGTAATACAAGTAAATTTTGGCTTACAGGGCATCCTAATGGCACAACAACAGGAGCGGGAGCTGATGATTATATTCTATCATCATTAGGTGTTTCAGCTTTACCTTATGATGTAGATAAGGATGTCGCTCAGAATTATAGTGATGTAAGGTCTCTTATGCATCTTAATGCAGGAAAAGTACATATAGTTCATGATGACCTTTATGTCGCTAGGGAAGTAGCATATACTAAAGTTAGAAGTTATGATAATTCAGATGGCACATCAAGTGCTGGAGTCGCTAGTGGAGAAAGTTCAGATGCTACACTTCATCAATCAGGTCAAATAGCAAGATTATCTGAAGGTAATTTTAGAGATATTCAAAATTCAGAGACTAAAAGTATAGGTTATGTTGTAAATGAGTTAAGTGAAGTATTAGGAGGGCATGGTAGTAGTATATTAACAGGAGATGCTACTGAGACTGTTGAAAGAGATAAATATCCTTATATAAAGTATCCTATGAAAAGAACTTTTATAGCAAGAGCTCAAGATCCTCAATCAGCTTTACCTCAATCGTCTTTTGGTAAGGTTGAAAATTTAGGAAGACCTTTAGTATGTTATGAAAATACATCTAATGTAACTCTTGATGATATGTTAAAAACTATTAGCAATGGAAAGACAGGAATATCTATTACAAAACCTAGTGCCAATGGAACACCAATGAAGGATGAGTGGAGAAAAGTATGGAAATTTGGAATTGCATACAAATTAAGAGATGGAAGTTATACTAATGTTGTAGATGCGGGCACAGGACTATTTGCAGGAGAGACAGGAAAAGTGATTAATATGCATGTTACTGATTCTCAATTTGATTCTTTAAGAGTGGACAGTACTAATTTTACTGAAGACAGAACAATTACTATGGCAGCATCTGCTGATCCAACTGATTATAGTATGTATATCAAAAATGGAGTATTGCATGGACTAGCTAGTAAAGTTGGAGAAGTAGCTGATGATGCTACTCAATTAGAAGCTTTTACTATAGCTGCTGCTGAATTTGCTGGTGGAGCAACAGGTGCATCGGGAGTATGTTATGTCAGTAATGCACATATAGATTATGAATTAGATTTAACCGATGCTACAGCGTGGCCAGAAAACCCTAGGTTTGAATTATTCTTTAAAGAAGATTCTCAAGAAGCAAGATCTTATGATTCAGGAATTGTTGTTGGTGCTACAAATTTTGATGCATGGGCTCCTTGGTGTCTTAATGACGAACCTAATGGCTCTCGATATCACAATTATTTAACTACTGGTGGAGAAAAGTCATTGTGTGGGACAGCTACTACCTTAGGTGGTTATAGTAATTTTAGAGATGCTAGAGTAAATGGCATGGTTATTTTTATGTATTCAGATACAGATTTATCAGCAGATGAAGATATTCCTTGGCAACCTTTATTTGAAGTAGATTTAGACCTTAAAAGATATAAAAATTGGGCTTATGATAAAAGATGGTATGATTTAGAGCCTAATAGTAAACATTGCTCGTTATATGTTGAAAGCGGATGTGGTTATACTAGCAGTACTGATTTTTCTCACGATGGAACAAAGAATTGTGAAGAAGTTCCAAGTGCGTATACAATGACTTATTCAGATTTAATTCCTTATAGATCTAATGAAAATACTAAAGTTAGATGGGGTTCATCTTGTATGGTTAATGGAAGAGCGGTTATTGGAAATGTTAAACTAAATGGTACAATTTATAATGATAGAATAATGGTTTCTGCTCCAGGAACTATTGATGTTTTTGCAGAAGATTATGCTTGGGATGCAGGCTCTTCAGATGGTCAAAAAATAATTACTATTGCAGCATTTGGGGACAAAGTACTTGTTTTTAAAGAACAAGATATGTATATAATGAATTTCACAGATCCTAATAACTTTTTTATAGAGGCTCAATATCATTATTATGGCGTAAATAATCCAGGTTCAGTATGTAGATCAGATTATGGTATCACATGGGTTGCTCCTAGATATGGAATTATGCATTATGATGGAAGCTCTATAACAGATTTAACTGAAGAAAAATTAACAATTGAAAATATGTGTAGAGATATGAGCAATCAAGATTCTACATTAAGAGGAATTAGATCTTCAGATGTTCCTAGTATATCTTTTGAACCTAAGAGTAGAACTTTACTAGTTTTAATGGATACTTATCATAATTATACAGGTTTATGGACAGGTAATTATTCTGAATTAGCTTGGTCATATGACTTTAATTCTAAAGATTGGTCTTTAATGGACAAGTTTCAATATAATTCTAGTAATAAAAAGACATTTACTAATTTTATAGATATAGGAAATGGTAAATTATTTACAATTAAATCAGATATTACTGGAAGTGCTTATCCTCATCTAAATGGATTGACTGTTCCTTATGAGGTTAATCCTAGCGGAACTATAGCTTATGGATCTACTCACATACCTCAATTTTGGACTAGGGAGATAGATTTTGGAGATATGGGTTCTAATAAACATGTCTATAAAGTTGTTGTTAAATATAAGAAGTCCTGCAATGCTACAGGCCCTCAAACTGGATTTAGAGTGCAAGCTGCTGTAAATGGTAATTATGATTCGTTAAGAAATATGACAACTACATTATCTACAGATGGATGGATGAATAATTCTACTGATTCATGGACTGTTCAAGAATTTAAACCTGAGACTTTATCTGAATTTAAGAATATAAAAACTATCGCAGTTACATTGACAGCATCAGCAACTTCAAGTGTATATGAAGGTTTTGTAATAGATAGTATTAGTCTTGTTTATAGAATAAAAAGTGTTGTAAGGGAGACTTTCTAATGAAATATGATATAGATAGAAGAGATAGAAGAAGTCTTGCTAATAAAATTATAGATGAAAAAGGCAATGCAAGATTGCAAGCTAAGTCTGGGGATATGAAAATTACTAGAGATGTAAACGGTGTTAAATTAAATGTTAAATATGGTACAAAATGGTATAGTACTATACTTAGAAGTGATGCTGAGGTAGTAGAAACAAACTTTAAAGAGAGTAGTTTAACTTATAAAGAACATTATTTATATGATGGAGTACATGCTAAAGATACTTGGTTGAACATAGATTTTGCTCTAGATAGAACTAGAGTACTTCCAGCATTAGTTACTGGTGCTGTAATATGGCTTATACCACAAACTATGAATTTAAAAGGTGTAAAATTAATGTCAAATACAGCCTTTAATGGTGACTTGGGTATCAGATTATTGAGATACAATAAAGGTGGAGCAGATATGAGTCTTATAGGAAGTTATACACCAGCATTTTCTCTAGTTAGGGATATGACATTTGTTAGAGGAAATGATTATTTCTTTCCTTTATCAGGGAATTTAAAAAGAGGTGAGTCCTACATAGCGCAAGTATATGGACCAACAATTAATTGCTTTTCAATGATGAAAATGCAATGGATTTTACAAAACAAACTATCAATCAAATAAAAAGAGGTTATTATGGGCAGACGGTCAAGACAAGCAAAACAACAAGCAGCATTAGGATATGCTGTAGGATTAGATGATTTATCGTCTAGTTTAGATTTTAGAAAAAAATGGAAAGATTTTACTGAAGAGGTTAAAGAAGCAAATAAAGAAGCTGCAAAGAAAAGCGCGTTTACTTCTTTTGTTAGAACAGCAGTATTTTATGCTACAGCTGTTGCAACAGGAGGTATGAGTATGCTTTGGCATAGTGCTGCAACATCATATGCAGCGTCTGCGGCTGCTGGATTAGTAGCTGATGAGGTATTGTATGGTGATATACCTGTACCTCAAGCACCTAATAAAAAAGCTAGTAAATTTAATCAAGCTAGAAATATGGAAAAACAGCAACAACTTGAGACTGCTTATGGAGACCTAGCAGGAGATATAGCATTAGTAGAATCAAACATAGATACTGCCCACTATGTTGAGCCTCTAACTAATGTAGTAGCTTTTTATGGTCCTAAGATGATTGATGCTAAGTGGAGCGGTGTTAACCCAAGTACAAATGTAACAATGTTGGATTCTGCAAGTCAACAAGCGGCTTCTGCTGGTACTGCTGCATCAGGAGGTATTCCTGAAACAGTATCTACAGTGGCTAGTACAGGATCTGGAGGTGGAGCTGCAGATGCTGGTAATGTAGCTCGAACAGCTGCTACAGGTGCTTCTGAAGGTCCTGCTGGATCGCCCACTGGAGCGACTACAACTAGTCAAGGCGGTGATATAGATTGGGCTGCTATTGAAGGGACT